CAAGTAATAGATGGGGTAGAATAGATAGTAGGGAGGGGATATGATTAAGGCTTTGTTCAAGTTTGCCCCGAAGGTTGATAATGCAGTTGAGGTTGACACGACTTCTAGTAGTGGCGATTTTAGAGAACTGAGTCCCTTTATATTGCGTGCGCCGCCAGCAAGAAACCTTGAGAACTTATGGCAATTCAGCAAGGTATATCCCGAATTTCTTGACGCTCTAAATAATCCCCTGCCGTCTTATTATGAGTGGCGAGATAATGGATGGAACGACGAAAGGGCGCATCGCTATCCCATGGGCAAGGGGCGCAAGCCATTATATTCCCTCTGGGGTGATATGAGGCTGGAGTACGTTGACGCAAGGAAGGTAATTTATGCACCGATGTACGCAATGAATGTGGGTATGACCGACAGTTATTTAGAACTGCGGAAACTATACGCCAAGTGTTGCGCCGAGAACCAAGAACTCATATTGAGAGACTATGATGCCTATGACCACGTTGCGCTCGGTATGTCCCTGAAAGACGTAATTAACAATCCGAATAAGAAAATGGGACACGCCTTTGTGCTTATTATGATGCTGGTAGATTTATTGGACGAGTGTATAGCTTTATAGTGGGTTAATATATAGGGTAGAGGTGATAGATGGAAATATTACTTACAGAAGATGAAGTAGGGGCACTATCCGAATGGTGGGCCAATGCGCCGGAAGAGGTTGACTGGGCGGAGACATTAAATCGCGCACAGTTAAAGAAGGTTGTGGAGTGGTTATTGGATGAGTGCGAGAACGAAGAGCACGAGCACGGTTATTCGGGGTGTGAGTTTCTCCGTTACGAGTGCGCTGAATGTAGACAAGCCCTCAAGAAAGGGGCTGGATTATGATATGGTGCGGGTGTATGCAGTGTATAAATTGCGTGGTAGCGGTGCTGTTCCACGTTTATCAGGCGATACCCCTGTTACCCACTATTATCAGGAGAATGTTTAGTAGATAAGGAGGAGATATGAAATATTGGTCTAATGTATGCGTTGAGGGACATTGCCTAACCGATGAGGATGCAGATAATAATAACCCTTGTGGCAGACATTCCCCGTCACCTTTTTGTCTATCTAATGGACATTGCCCGCACTTTGCTTGGTCAAATACTACGGAGAGGAATGTGGCGCATTTTGTTCCGCTCCGCCTTGTTGTTTGGGATAAATTCAAGATTTGGTTTACCGAAGAGTTGTATTGGACATTGCGTTGGTGGTTTTGGGATTGCTTGTGGTTCAATAGGCGCAGGGTTCGCAAATTCTTTGACAGTATACCCGTTGTTACTGCTGAAGATTGCCCTGCCATTGCCGAATTTGAGGCGGAGGAACGCAAACTCACAGAAAAATTCCCGAAGTGGTTTAAGAAAGCTCTTAAAGAAAACGAGATAGTGGTATGAACCCAGTAGATAAGGATAAACCCCACGTAGTAACAATCCCCTACCCGTCACAAGTGTGGAGCGATGCGATGGCAAACGCTAACAGGGCAGCTAATGAATTCGTACCCATACTGTTCAAGGGCGCATCACTGATAGAACTCAAGAAGCTCAAGGCGAAACTTGGCAAGAAATAGCACTTGACACATGGTGTATACTTAAAGTAGAGGTATCCGCAAGTGATAGGTCTAATTCTCAACTATTCTGATTTAATAGTACTTGCTGACCAGCAACGTCGGCAGGCAGACTACATAGAAGAAGCTATATCCGTCTGGGATAAATTGTCGGGGACTACGGTATCGTACCCCGATTTTCTCAATGCTTACGTCAATACGAAGTGCAAACTATGGGCTACGCAACACAAGCAGAATTGAATGCAGAAAGAAGAATACGAACTAAAGCTCAACGAGACACTAAACAAATCCATAGACCAGTTTACAGATGAGGACAGGGGTATCCTTGGCGTTGAGTGGCGGTTATGCTCCAAGTCGTTCACCCGCTTTTTAGGATACTGCAAGATTGTAGAAGCGCCTGCCCCAGGCCAGACATCAAGCGGTATCATCGAGTTCCAGATAACTGACCACATCAAGACATTCATCCACGCATTACTTAACCGAAAGTTAATCAGCGTTCTCAAGTCGAGGCAAATCTGGATTTCAACTACTCTGTCGGCGTATATCCTCTGGTATGCCCTGTTTCACGTTGGGGCTAATGTACTCCTCTTTTCAAAAGGGCAGTTAGAGGCCAGGGAACTACTGGGCAAGGCGAAGAGGATATTCAACCAGTTACCAGAATTCCTCAAGCAGAAGCCTGATCCTGAGAGTTTTGAAGAGATGGGCTTCCCCACTATGAAGAGCACCATCAGGGCACTCCCCTCAACTACGTCCGCAGGTATCGGTTTCACGGCCTCTATTATCGTCTGCGATGAACACGCTGAACACGAGTATGCCGAGGAAAACTATGTATCCGCCAAGCCCACTATTGACAGGGGTGGGCAGTTCATCAGTGTATTCACGGAAAATGCGTGGAATAAAGACAACCTTGCTACGGTACTGTACGAAGATGGCAAGGAAGATAAGAACGGGTTCATATCAATCTTTTTCCCCTTCAACGTAGTCCCCAATAGAGATGAGGAGTGGTATCAGGCGGTTAGGAACAGTATCCCCGACAGGGAACTTGCGGGCCTCACCCCCGAACTCTATATGTATAAGAACTATCCGAGGTCTGAAGAAGAGGCGTTAAGCGTTCCGCAGACCGTAGCCGCATTCGATAAGAAAGTCCTTGAAAATATGCTGGAGGTAGCCAACAGAACCAACTCAGTGACCATAGAGCATGAGGGGATAGACTATGAATACTGTAACATCTATTTACCATTTCACCTTGGAGATTTCTTTGTGGTGGCCTCTGACGTATCCCTGGGCGTGGGTCGGGACTACAACGTAACCACGATTATGAATGTTAAGACAGGGGTTATCGTTGCTGATATAGTAACCAACACACTTGACCCCGATGAGTTCGCATGGCACACGATAAGATTACTGGAAGCCTATAAGAACCCGAAATGGTGGCCTGAAGAGAACCTGTGGGGTAAACGGGTGATTAAAGTAGCGCAGGATTTGAAGTATACAAACCTCCAATATCGAGATGAAAGAAGAACGAAGGCAGGGTTCGTAACTGATGAGAAAACCCGTAAAGACCTGTTCGCGGGACTGATACCGGCAGTAGACAACAGGCAGATAACGATATTAAATCCGAAAGGTGTCTTGCAGTTAATGGACTTAATCAGGAACGCTGATAAGAACGGCAGGATAGAGGCCAGGTCTACGGGGCATGACGACTACCCGATTGCGGCGGGTATCTGCTGGCTCAAGAAGGATACGGTAAGTGTGGGGTTATCGCCCCCGAAACCCATACACACCCTGACATTCGGTAGTAAAGAAGAAGGTATCATGGACAGGGTGAAGGAATTAGAGGTATCCCGCCAGAAATCCGCCCCTGACGATATGTGATATAATAGGATTAGACAACTAAATAATGGGCAGGGGGAAATGGCTTATATCATGGGCACCCCCTGCCCTATTTTGTAGGCTGTTTCCCCCGCCGAAGAAATTACAGGATGCAGGGAGCATAGCTTGCGGGGGCAGGCCATAACAAAGAGACATACAAGCACACGGGGTAAGTGGCATCCTTTAAGGAGTTTCTATGGCAAAAGACAAACCCACGGTAGATGATATAAAATCCCAGTTCAAGAAAGACAAGGCGACCTACGGCAAGTTGCGTGAGCAGTTTGAACAAGACGAGTTGTTTTACGAGTTAAATTTCAAGGATAAGTTGCACGTTGCCGACCAGTTCAAGGATGACAGGGTGGTGGTTTCTACCGCAAGGGATGTCGTGGATGCGGCAATCAACCACACCGATATAATGAACGCCCGTGTATTCGTCAACAAGCAGGGAACGGGCGATGTCGCCAAAGAAGCCGCCGAGATGCAGAGGAAACTCGCGCTCGGCTTAATTCACAGAACAAATGTAGAGTCGTCTATCGCCCCAGGCCGTGTCGGCGCCAAGCATTTCTGGCTGCACGGTCTCGCTGTTTACAAGACGGTATGGGACGCTGACAGGTGGCTTGACAAGCCCGAACGGAAAGAGGGTGAAAGCGAGGAGTCCTATGCCCATCGTATTGATGAATGGCGCTCCGAAACCCATCTATCACTGCCAATCATTATCCAACCCGTCAACCCCTCCAACATAATACCCGACCCCAACACTGGCGGGGAACTGTATGTATTCGAGTGGCGGGAACGGAGTTTATTCGATGTCAAATTACAGTGGCCTAACTTTTCTAACCCGCTAGGAAAGAAGGATGACGAACCCATTGACTATGTATCCTGGTGGAATGGCCTTTATAGATGTGAGATGCTTGACGGCGAACCCATACTTAAAATCGCGGGTGGTGTTGTCAATCACAAATATGGGTTCCTCCCCTATACACTGATAGAAAGTGGCCTTGGCAATCTCTCCAAAGCAGCAAGGCCGGAGATGAGATATGTTGGGCTATTGAGATATATCTTCGATATGCTGGTATCCGAATCCACCAACTACACACTCTGTGATGTCCTTATGAAGCGTGAAACGATGAAGGGCGGATATATCACAGGTGCAGATGCAGGAAGTATCCCTGAAATCAAGCAGGAATACGGCGTTTACTGGCCTGTTGGCAATAAGGATGTCCAGTTCCATGACTGGGAGTCGAAGATGGCTCCTGACTCTGCCTATGCGCATCTGGGGCTAACTAAAGACTATATCGCAGGGCACGCTGCCCCTCGTTCTGTAAGGGGTCAGTCAGAAACTGGTGTGAGGTCGGGTGCTGACAGGAGACTGGTTCTGGCTGAAGCTGCCGCTATCTACCAGTATTCTGCGCCTGCGTTCGCTCACGGCTGGGCTAATATATTAAATAAGTGTGCTCGATTAGCAAAGAACGTTGTCCCCGGAGAGTTCGAGGTATGGGCAAGAACGCCGAGGGATGAGTTTGACGTAGTTATCAAGAAATCACTATTAAGAGAACCGTTCAACTACTATATTGACTTCGGCGCTATTTCAGAAGAAGACGAGTATAGACGCCATGACGATTTGATTAGAAGGGGTCAGGCTGGCCTTATAGATGAAGAATACGCATGGGAGCGGCAGAACGATGTTGACCCAGCGACTATGCGCAAGCGCATGAAGAAAAAGCAGTTGAGAAGTTCACCCGCTTATCTAACGGCGCAAGACCAGATGATGGCTGCCATGTTCCAGCAAGCGGCTTCCGCAGCAGGTATCCAATTACCGCTACCTATGGAGGGTGGGGGTGGGCAACCAGCGGTGGGGGGAATGACTGGAACACCGATGCCAAGGCGTAATGTTCCACCTGTACGAGAACCTGCACCGATGGGGCAATTTGGGAGTAAACAAGGTCAGGGAGGTGGCGGAAATCGTGGTTAAGAAAGACGACAGTATCCTTGAAATAATGGAGGAATGTATCGCCGAAGATATGGAGGCGATGCGTGAAGTAATACGTGAGGATTTAGTCCCCCTGATAGAATACAGGACTAAACTGGAAAAAGACATCTATAATAAGGCTTACAAGGAATTAAGGGAACTTGAAAAAGACGAGGTGTAATTATGGCATTTGATTGGAGAACTTTAATGCCGTGGGGGCCTGCCGTCCCACAGGATTACGGCAAGCAATTTCAGAAAGGTATGTCATGGCTTACAGGGCAATATCAGAAACCCCAACCTGCACAGTTAGGGGCTAGAACACAGAGTGTTTACCAGCGAGCTGGACAACCACTACCCCCTGGTACTACCACTGCGCCCGAAACACCAGCAGACAAGGCGGCCGCAATGAGGGCGATGATAGCAGCGACTAAAGGTGGGGAAAAACCTGCTGGTGGGGAAGCACCTTCCTGGCTTGGTGAATACGGCACACCACCGTTCCCCACAGAAGACCCGCCGAAGGGTTATGAGTGGGAATTTAGTGAAGGGGCTATGCGCTGGATACCCGTTAAAGCGAGAGGCGCCACACCAACACAAGAAAAGGAGTTCGGGTTAGCTGAAAGCAAGGAAAAGAGAGCCGAGCAGCAGCAGATGTGGGAACGGACATGGATGGAACAAGAACGCCAGAGAGAGGCCTCGGAACAGGCGAGGCAATGGGAGTGGCAGCAGAAGCAGTTTGAGGCAGAGCAGGAATACCAATATCAGCAGATGGAACAGCAGCGCCAGTGGCAGGAAGAACAACTCCAATGGAAACAGCAAGAAGCAGAAATGCAGCAACAGGAGATGGAGAGGCAGGAGAGAGCAAGGTTATCTGCCAGCCCTATTTCATGGTTGCAGTACGCAAGTTATACGGGTGACACTCCTGCTATACAGCCGTGGATGATGCCCCTGATGCAACAGCAATACCCCTCATTACAGACGGGACAGGCAATCCCTGGCTATACACCAGAAAGCGGTTCCGAGATGCCTACATTGACTAACCCCTCGGCTCAACTATGGGCCAGGATGGGGCCAACGGCGCAGGGGCAATTTTTAGGTTATAGACAATCAAGAACTGGCTCACGACCAGAGGAAAGTATGTTCAGGTTAGGGGCGGGAGCGCCCCCTGGAGGCAGAAATACTGGTTTAAGCTGGACTAGATAATATGCCAACCCTTTCAGAAACAGTACGGGGACTAAGCCCCGCCGCATTAAGAATTTTTAAGCAGCAGTTGCCAGAGCGCCTGAAGACAATGGGCGAACTTGACCGCAATACTGTTATGGAACAACTACGTCAATTACCCGAATTACAGGAATTCCCCGAAACACAGTTCCCCCAACAGCAACAGCAACCCCAAGAAGTTCCCCTATGGCAGAAACCATTACAGTGGATACGTGGTGTTGAACAGGGTGCTGGTGCGCTATTAGCTTCCCCATTTACCCCTGCTACTCAAGGTACGGAAGGTATGTCGTGGTGGAAGAGAGAAAAGGCTGAATATAAAGAGTGGGAAGCGCCGCAAACTAAACTCGGATTTAATTACCCCAAATGGCTAGGCGGCGAGGAAGCAACGCTAGGTGTTAAGGGGGCGCTGGAACTAACCCCGTGGTTCGCTACATCACTTGCTACCGCAGGATTGGGTGCTGTAGCAGGTATCGGTACAAAGACAGGCTTAACTGCCCTAACACGGGCTGCGGCACTGGGGCAAAAGGGTATCAGGCCGATAGTAGCAGCGGAGCGTGCCATAACCACCGCGCCATTCAAGGTCGCGGGCATGGCGTTAAAACCATTGAGGAAGTTTGCCTTGAAAGAAATCCCCGATATTGCGCGGTTCACCGCACCCGCTACTGAAGAATTGGAACGCCAGATGGTTACTAAAGACTGGATGAGAAAGGTAGCGCAGACATTCGGCAGGGTTCCTGTATTAAAAGGTGCCGTAGAGAAGATAGGCGGCAAGGCTGCACTGGTTACTGAAGAAGTAGAAGACCGGACATTAAGGGCGTTACTGGTTGGCACAAGGGTTCAGGAACGGCTGATGAGCAAGGGGCAGGTTGCGATGGCCTCTCTGGGCAGGATACACCAGAATCCCGTCAGGCTATTCGGGGTTGAAGAAGCTACTGGTATTGCCAGGAACGTAACG